TAGATATGTCATTATGACCATAAGTGTACCCAATACCTTGCCTGTTTCTGACCATAGGTGTACCCAATCATTCTTCCCAAATGATGTTGCCTGGCTCCCTCACAAGTTCCAGGATCCCATTTTTTCTAATCAATGTTTTGACATTCATATCTGCCTCAGAGTTTGCTTTGACAATGCCACATCTAATAACTTTAAGAGGATCCCACTCTTCATTATTTTCTATACAGATCTGTTTTGCACTCTCTGGATCTGCTGTGCTTAATCCTAAAACCCATCTTGAAGAGTCCACAAATGAACTAGCTCCTCTGATACTAGCCCTCATTTCTAAAAATTGCAGATCTTCTTTTAAACCAGATTTAGATAAATGATGGATCCCAATAACTGATGTTTCAAATCTTGTCGCAATCATCTGGGCATAAATAGAATATAACTGCCCTACCTCATTGCTGTTTGTTTGTGCCCCTATAAAAGCCTGTAATGGATCAACAGACACCATAACAAGATCTGGTATAGCTGATAGTCCATCAATAATATCGTAAGCCTCAGATGTGATGTGTAAGCCTTGATTTAGATCTTCTTTGATCAAAGTCAAAGGCTTTCCTAATTCTGGAACAGAAATAATATAAACATCATATAAAGAATTTTTCCTGGTATTGTTAGGATCTAACATTTGGATCCTTCTATGGATCTCAGCCACATCATCCTCAGCAACCAGCAAAACACAATTTCCAAATTTTTCTATTGGATTACCCAGGAAGGATCCTTCTCCCCTGGCACAATTAAAAGCTAAAGATAAATTTAAAAAACTCTTACCTATGCCACCAGCACTAGCTATGAGCCCTGTCTTGGCTGACTCAATTAAATTTTTTACCAACCAGGATCTCTTTGGAGGATTTGTATCAAATTGTCTTAATGAAATTGCTTTGATGTCAAAAGCAGAAATCATAAGTTGGCTTTTTACTTCTGCTAAACCATCTTCTTTGTGTATATCGTTAAAATCATATCCAGGCTTATTTGGGATCTTTACATCAACATTATTAATAGATGCTTGGATCTTCTTAGCCTGTTCTTGCCCTACATAATGCTCATCATTATCAAAAGCTATGACAAATTTTGCTTGTGTATATTTACGAAGATTAGTCAGACATTCCAAGCCAAAGTTTGCAGAAAAAACACAAATGACAGGAAGATTAGTTGCCTCATAAACAGAACAACTCGTGGCTAATCCCTCAGTAATTATGATCTTATCTAAATTTGAGATCTCATTTATAGAAAAGCCTAAAGGAAAAAAAGATCCTTTGACTCTGGAGCCAGAAACAAATCTTTTAGTTCCATCTTTATAGATTGTTTGCATAGAACATATCGGAAAATCAGGATCAGTAGTATCATGCAAAGGAATTGTTAAATTACCATTTAGCTCTTTAAACCCATAATTTTTAACACCTTTTAATGAGAGATATTCATGTTCTTTAAGATCTTTAGTTTTTTGAAACCTAACCTGTACTTCCTTTGCAACTTCTCTATAGTTCTCTTCCCTCCTTTCCTGTTGCTCTTTATACCTTTTATCTAATTCTTGTTTGATTTTTGCCTGTTCTTGGACAGACATATATTGAGTATCTACAGAGGAAAATTTATAAGTTTCTCCTGTTCTCCAATTTCCATAATTGCAAAAAAAATTATCATTTCCATTGTCATAAAAAAAATACCAACCTGATGCCTCTCCAGAACGATCAGGTCTGGTGTTAGGTGTTGCCTTTACCCTTACTCTATTGACCTCTCCAGAAGTGTCCAGGCTGACAATATCCAGCCCATTGTTGTTCATCTCCTGGATTAGATCTGCAATAGATCTAGAAGATCCTTTGTAAGCTAAATGATCATTAGATCCTAGATCATCCCATACATTATTTATGTCCATCCATACCTCTCTCAGCTAATCTGCTTTCATACGAGAGATAATGAGATAAGAAGATCTGAAAAAACATTTTTTTATCCATTGGATCCCATTGATGTAAGATCCAAGATCCATTTTTTTTTGCATAAGATTTGTAATTTTCTTTAACTTGTTTCAATGCATAATCTACACCCTCAGGATTAGAAACTGCATTAATTCCTAAATTCTCTTTTTTTGCTACTCTCTCTTTGATTTTATCCATGTGTTGCATTGAGCATGATGCCCATACTTTATTTTCAATTCTTACAAAAAATCCCCTTCCAGGCTTCAAGCAATATCCACATAAGGAAGGGGATTTATGTTTATACATTAAAAGGGTATTTCCTCATCAAATCCTTGAGGATCTGTTTTGGGTACAACTTTATCTAAACCACTTTCAGAATTTATAACCTCAACTTTTTCTGCTGTCACATTCATTTCTGGTTTATCTAAATCTTGGAGCTCTCCCCAATTTTGCCCTTTGCTACCAGGTATCAATTTCAAATACCCAGCATCATCTTTTTCAACTAAGCATGATAATTCTCTACCCACTAAGCTAGTTTTAGGATCTCTAAGATCTGTAGCTCCTGAATAAAACATCATTGCTTTGTAAGATGCTTTGCCATTTTCTATCATCCAATCTCTCATAGGATTGCCATCCTTTCCTGTGATTGTTGGATCATAATCAGATTGAAAAGTAGCATCTAAGACTATTGGCTTTTCCATGTCGCTAGTACATTTCAAAGTAAAATAGATCTTCAATGCTTTCCAATCATTTTTACCTGATACTTGCCCATTTTCATCAGCATTATCATTAGCATCTGCAACTCTGTTAAAAACTAAGTTGTAGATCCCATTAGGTAAATTACCTGAGGATCCAGATACACTAGCCTCAGGCTTTTCATTTTCATCAAAATCAAAAGGTATTCCCATTTTGACCTCCTTATTTTTTTAATATTAAAAAAAAAGATCCATGATCCAGGGGCTAACCTGGATCATAAGTATTAGGATCTTCTAGCCAATCTATTGAAGTATCAATCTCATGTTGAATGAGATCTAAACATTTCATAGTTCCTGTTGGAAAATCTGTATGCTGTTCATTTTCCATGTCCAGCCCACCATTCTCCTCTCTAAAGTTATCTAAACGATCAGAAATCTCTTTCAGTAACTTTATAAGATCATCAACCATCAAGACTCCTTTTCAGAGGTGTTTGCTTTCGCATTAGCTCTGATCATCTCAGAAATGCTCTTCCAGGAAAAAGGCATTTCAGGTTTTAATTGATACCTATTCTTTGCCAGGTAGGCCGCTTGTTCTTCACAAAATATAGTTCTATCTCCATTAAGAACTTTAGTTTGTGTTCCACCTTTACCAGCAGTTTGAACAGTTCCTTTTTTATAAGCCATATAAAAAACTGCATCAGAATTTTCTATAAGCAAATCAGCGGCCTTTCTGTGGAGTTTGATCTCCATGCGATCATAAGCCTCTGTAACAGGATCCTCAAATCTTCGGATCAAAACATGAGCCAGGTTAAGAATTGTCATTCCCTTTTGATCTCTCAAAGCATTTGTAAGAGCAATATATTCTCTCCAAATTTCAAGGGCCGCAGTATAACCTTTGCCATAAGCGGCCGATCCTATGTCTGCCCAATCATTTTCTTTACAAACATGATCCCAGATCAAAGGCTCTAACCAATCAGCACTATCTAAAACTAAACTTTTAAAAGTATGTTTTTCTTTTAACAGAGTAGTTAGGCTCTCTTTTATTTCCAGCCAAGTTTTTGCCAGGGGAAAATGATCCACTTGCAATGTACCAAGGCCATCCTCAGTAAGAAGGAAAATCGGATTATCTAAGGTAGCCCCAAAACTCGATTTTCCAATTCCAGCAGGCCCATACGCCAAAATTCTTGGAGCTTTGACCACACTTTTTTTTCTTATATTTTCTAACGACATAAATTAATCTCCTTTTGTCTTAATGTTAGTTTCTAAAGTTACAGTTCCTCCCTCCACGATTTTTTTTCCTGGATTAAGGTTAAGTAACTTCTCGTAAAACAGCTCATGCAGATCCATGATCTGTTGCATAGATTGAGTAATGATTAATGCTTGTTGATATTTACCCTCAAGCTCATTTCTCTGTTGTAGATTGATTAAAAGTTTCTCCATCACTCCTTTTGTGTCAGGATCTAGATCTCTTTCATACCATTCTATTTTGCTTCCATCTTCCTGAATTGCTGTAAAGCAAGGCTCATTCCAACTTCTGCTCAATTTTGGATTTTCATCCAATAATTTTTTCGTCATATCCACCTCTTTGTTTTTCATAAATTTTATTAGTTTTGCAATGTGGCTTGTAATTACAAAAACGACAATGCTTCCCAGCCACAAACTTAGGATCATCCTCAAAACATGCCTCAGCTTGTGGTTTCAAAACATCATAACCCCAATCAACTAAATGCTCTGCTGTGGTTTCTACTGTCTTGATCTTTTTTTTATTGCCTGGAGTATTTGGCTGAACTATTGTCAGCTCAATAACAGTTTCAGGATCATCTGAATATTTAGCTAATGCTCCTAAACCATAAATTTTTAATTGTGAATTGTTCTCTGCCTCAACATTCCATCTGCCATTTTTATAATCAATAACAGCTATCCTGTCTTTGCCAATAATAATAGCATCAGATGTACCCCAAACTGCCTCATGTATTTCTGAACACTCAATTTGTTCTTCTATCAATAATCTGCCCTGGAGCTCCTCAGTCCTTTTCTTTACATACTCAACATAAAACAATGCACAATCATAATTGTTAGGGGAAACAGTTATGATCTCTCCTTCTAATTCTATTTGCTGTCCTACCCAATATTTTTTTGGATCTGTATCTTTAAATCTTCCTTTAAGGATCATCTCAGAAATGTTGTGCACTATAGTTCCCTCGACTGCGGCCCTAGATGTTTCTCCAGGATATTCAGCACATTTTTTTGGCGAGGCTGGGCAAACACTCCATCTAAAATGAGCTGATGGCCCCAAGATGCTGTGTTTAGATGGCAAAATATTTTCTCCACTTAATTATTTTTATCTCCCATTGTATTGTTTTTTAGATATTCCCTAAGATCTGCAATTCTATATCTGACAGCACTCTCTATATTTACCCATTTAGGGCCTTTTGGTTTTTCCAGGGTACTTTGTGATCTCCAGCAATTTAAAGTATTAGGGCTGACACCTAGAATTTCAGATGCCTCTTTAGTATCTACACATTTGAGATCTTCCATTGCAATTTCCATCTTAAAAAAAATTAAGCCACATTATGAGGGATAAGATCATAAAAAGTAAAGTTATCTAGTAGAATTAGATCTAAAAAGATTTTTTCGTAGTCTAACTATAAAATTAATAAAAATCCTGGAGGCATAATGAATATAGATGAACAAATGAGAATGGCTGTAAAAATTACAGATAAAGATTTAGCAAGTGATAGGCAAGTTGGAGGATCCCATTACAAACTTAAAATAGAGCCCATAGATTTTATTACAGAAAATGAGATCCCTTTTTGCTTAGCAAATGTAGTCAAATATATTTGTAGAAAAAAGGGAGATAGATCTGATCAAATTCAAGATCTAAAAAAAGCAATTCATTATCTGGAGTTGCATTTAGAAAAAGTTTATAAAGTAGATCCTCAGGGAAATGATCTTTAAAGGATAAATCTTTTTTTTGATTTAAGATCTGATTTCTTTTTAGATCTAGATCCCCAACCTTTTTGATTTGGTTTGTAGGTAATTAATTTATCAAAATTAAATCCAGCATGTTCTAAATATTTTCCTGATTGATTTTCATGTATGTAAGTAACAATTTTTGCATCAGGAAAATCATCTTTAAACATATCAGTAGCTTTCATTATAAATTTACTTGGATAAGAATATTTTTTTTCAGCCTTAGGATCAAAATCTGGTAAAAAACAAATTCTAGTAATTTCATAAAAATTAGGATCTTTAAATCTTGCTACTGTTCTGCCTATCGTACAAATTCCAAGAACTCTAAATTTATTTGAATAAATATAATGATCTCCATCATCATTTAATCTGACAAAAAAATCTTCATTATTATCAGATAACAAATCATCTAATCTCTCTTTCATGATGCCTGACTCAGCAGACTCTATATCAGATAAAAGAAATGGCATTAGAGGATGTGAGGTAAATTCGCATCCTCTAAGATCTTCTAAAAGAACATAAGATCTCTTATGCCCTTGAGGAGCTAAATGAGTTTTATGATAAAAATTATAAATCTCTTTTGCCCAATAAAATGTTATTTGTTTTACTAACATTAACCTAATAAATTTCCTATCTGTTTTATGTCGTTGTCAGAAGTTTGATCTAAAACATGAGCATATTTTTCCATTGTTTCTACAGACTTATGACCTACCAATTTACCAACCCTGATTAGATCTATACCATTGTTGATAGCCTGGGTACAAAAGTTGTGTCTTAAATCGTGCAAGTGAAACTCTTTGAGATCTGCAATCTCTCTAATTTTATTCCAGGCAGTTTTTACATATTTACAGTTAAAAATGTATTCATTATCTCTAGGCAATCTGTTAATCAGATCCATAGCCTCTGGAGATAAATAGATAACACGATCCTGACCTGTAATTTTTTTAGTTTTGTGTTTAGATCTAACGATTTTATTTCCATGTAGATCTGACCATTTAGCATCTCTAAGCTCTCCAAATCTTGCTCCTGTTAAGTAAAGAGCATAGATCAGAGCTGTAGCAAATTTGTGATCTTCTCCTAATGAAAATAATGCTTTTTTAAATCTAGCTGTCTGATCAGCATTGAAAAATCTGATCCTGTTTTCTGATGCATTTTTCTTAACAGAACTAGCTGGATTAAATTTAACCAAGCCAAGATCCATAGCTAATGCATAACAAGATTTAATGTGTTGTAAGCATTTGTTTGCAACTGACTCAGATCTTTCGGAGATCTTCATAAACTCCTGGTAGATGTCTATAGTTTCTAGATCTACCATTCTTTTCATGCCCAGGGTATTTCTAATATTGTTATCCCACATATAAAAGAAATGCCTAAGAGTTTCAGTTTTTTTTCTTTCTCTATCCTTAATGAAGATCTCATCAAAAAATGAGTTGAGAGTATGATCAGAGTTTCCCCTGGTACTTACTTTGCTGATCTCATCTTTAGCTCTCTCTCTTAAAACAGCCAGGCTAAGTTGATCTTTGTCAGATCCAACTTTAACTAGCCTGGGAGATTTATTGCCATTAGGAATTTTGGCAAAGTAAGTTGTATATGTTGGCTGTGAAGGATCATCTTTAATGTGTCTAGTGATCCAGCACAAGCCATTAAATTTTTTGTCAGTAGTTCTAGTTCTCATTTATCTCTCCTCTATCCAAGTATTAGTTAAACCCATATCGAGCATTTCTTTTCTTTTTTTATAACTTGCAACTGCACTTTTTGATTTATAGATTTGAATATAATCTTTTGCATTGCCTAATTTTATTTCTGTCATTACATAAAACATTACTTCTCCTGTTTTGCAAGAGCTCGTTTATCACGAGCTCTTTTGTTAATTAAATCTCTTGTAGCCTGGATCTCCAGATCTAGATCTTCAAGAAATTCTTGTTTGATGTCCATATCAGGATTGCTCAAAAATATGACATCAGATCTTTTAGGGATCCAAGTTTCATAATTTAGAGCTTGATGCCTGACTTTAGGATCCCAAGTCCATTGCAGATCCTTTTGTAAAATTTTAGATCTAAAGTTAAAGATCCAAAAATCCTCTGAAAATTTATTTACATCTATACTCATATTCTCTCCAAAGTTTTTTTAATTCTTTTCCAAAGTGTTTTGCCCTTTAAAGTTTTGCAATAGTATTGCTCATTCTCTAAATTGTTGAGATATTCTTTAAGACTCATATCACACCAATCCATCTTAGTATTGATAATAGTTTTCAATCTAAGATTTTTTTCATTTTTGCAAATAGGTCTAATCCCACCAACATTAGGAAGTAAAATTAAAAAGACATATTCATCTTTCCTTTTCTTTATAGCA